GCCGATCTTGAACCGGCTATGCTCGCCGTACTTCTTATCGAGTATAACGCAGGACATGGACCTCGCTGAACCGTAGCCCGAAGCAGAGTGGAAGCTGTCAGGTGGGCAGAGGACACCAAACGATTCCAGATGCAATCCGCCTAGCTCTGTTACTGTCCGATGGTGGATATGACCGTGATACAGATACCGATAGCGAGTGCGGCCCCATTCCTCCGCATAGTCTCGCGTAACAGCTTCGTAGAGCGCCTGAGTCTTCACCCGGTCCCCGTGATGTAGGACTACGAGAGTCTCGCCCCATTCGAAATGAATCCACTTGGAGAAGTTGTCAAAGACTTTCACCCGTGGCTCGTTTGCAAAGTACAGGCGCATCATCTCATTCAGCCAGAGACTGGCATCGGGATCGTGGTTACCTCGCACGTTGATCAGCCACACTTCTTTGTGCGTCTCCAGCATACGAATGATCAAGACTCTGAAGAGATTGCCGACAATGCGAATGACGCGGCCCAGCCTTCCGTCCACATCGACGGGCGTCCCTTTTCCCGTCTTATTTTCTGACGTATTTGCGTGCAAAAAATCTCCGAGATTGATTAGCGCACCGACTTCCGAATCACCTGCAACCGACACCAGCTTATCGACAGCTTTGATCAGCACGTCTTGAGCTATATTCGTATCCCAATCATCGCCGCCCGTCTCAGGAGACCAGCAGAGGGCGTTCAGATGATGATCTCCAATGAGGTAAGCCGATAGCCTATCCGCTTCCTTCGCCGCTTCTGGGGCTTGTACGGGCTGGTACAGGCCATCTATCTCTTCGAGGAATCCAGCCTTGAATGCTTCCAGTGCGATTTCAAGTTGACGTTCTTTATCACTGGCAGACTTAACCCATTGACCGACTGGCTTGCCTTCATCGTTGTAGTAGGTCGAGACGCCTTTGACATTGAAGCCATCGGGGACGGTATGAACCATGTCATGCTGGGGCGACCAGCCTTGCGTGGCGGCTCTAGCTTTTACGGCTTGAAGACTGTCGCGGACAGCATAGCGAGAGCATCCCACTTTCTCGCCGATCTTAGTGTAGCCAAGACCTTGCTCGTGTAGCTCTACGATTTGTCGTTGTCGTTCAGTGTTGCAATATTCAAGTAAGCTCATCCTTTCCCCCGGATAGATGCTAGTTGCGCCTCCCAAATGGCACGTTGATCGACCATTTTTCGACTAATAGCCTACTCAATACCTCGTAAATTTCGTTGACCTCCATGGGATTGATCTTCCTTGTGGATTCAACGCCGGTAACTGCTTTCTGGATTGGTCGCCACATATAGTCCTTAATCAGGTACATAGTGGGTTCGATAGGTACGCCGTCTTTGATGACGGTCTTCATGTCCATACCATGCGCCGACATAACACTGGCGACTTCACGGCAATATGCGTGGATAGCATCGTTCTGCTTTCCGGTTCGGGTGACAGGGATAATCTCGTAGATATGGCCCTTATCCTGATTCGCCCGGATATACTCACAGAACTGATCGGCTTGGAACTTGTTGTTTACAAACCAGCGTTCGCTCATCGGACTACTCGCTCGCCTTCAAACGTCACGTACTGCCCATACTTTTCGAGACAATACGCTCGATAGCTTTCTGATTTCATAAAGTCGTGGGTGCAATCGTCGAGGAAACTCCAACTCTTCATAGCGATTTTACCACTATTTTCTTGTAATTTGGCGGCAAATGGGGACACGCCCTTTTCCATGTCAGCCGCCCGCTTCAGCCATGAGGTAATGAACTGCTTAATTCCTCTCGCCGTCTTGCGTTTCTTGGGGTTGGCATCGCACCACATAGCCATCGCATTTAGCTCGGCAAAGACATCGACAGTTGAATAAGCCTGTTGCAGTTGAATCAGGTATTCATCATCGGGTTCGTAGTAAGTACCGTCATTTAAAATAATCATCCACACTTCCCTTTTGATGCCGGAGCAAGCTCCGACAAATCAGTTATTTAATAATGGCGAGCTATGATTACTGTATCGAATCTTGACATCTATCCGCTTGATCTGCTCTCGACCAGCGGGGCGCATCATAGAGAGGGTCAACTCCGTCTCCGACGTTCTTAGGTTCGTCGGCCTAACGCCCAGTAATCTCTGACAAAAAAGTAGATGAGAGGAAACACGGAATGGTTTTGTAGTGTATAATCCATTCATCTTCTTAGTTGACCCCTTGAAGATACCACGAAGTCCCTCCCTTGGACAAGTGACTCCTAGCCCCCGTAATGGGGGCTTTTTTATTACCACTGATTGACGACCTTGAAGATCGACTTCTTGTAGCGGTACTTTCCTTCCTTGTCCCATACAGCAAAGATGGTTGTGTCATCGTCCTTCCAACAACCCTCTTCGGTGTAATGAGCTTCGGTAAAGAAGTAAGCCCGAAGCATCGTAGGATCAGCTTCACAAGCCTCATCGGTTAGGACGATCTGACCGCCTTGCCCGTTCTTGGTGTAGGCTTTGGTCCCTGCAAACGCCGGGGCCGCCAGTACAACAGCCAATAGAATTACAAACTGTTTCATGTTTCCTCCCTTTTGTTGACCAAGTGATATTTGGCGTATCGCTTGCCATCCTTCTTGGCTATCTCCGTGTGTATCTTGTGACCATCCATCCGAAGGTCATTGATACGTGCGGCCAGCCTGAAGCACCCATAGTTGTTCAGGGCGTCCATGGCTGTGATCGGGCCTTTAGTTAAATGGTTTAAGATTTGAATTGAATGACTCATGCTTGCTCCTTGTATGGCAGATCAAGGAACGTCTCAAAGTCCATTTCGAAACGCTCCGCGAAATCAACTATCCGGCCTAGGCTTGCGTCCTTGCTCTTTCGCCATCTGCCGATAGTCATCTCAGTCACACCAAACTCTTCCGCTAGTTGCTTGTTACTGACACGGAATTGCTTTTGTGCTGTCCGCAACGACAGACCAATATCAAAATGGAATGTCGTCACTGAACTGCTCGGTTGCGGCTGAGGTTTCGAGGGTGCTTCTGACTTGCTGAACGCCATCCGCATGAACTTTTGCCGGGTCTGGCTCCCATGTGTCGAGCTTGGCATAAATCTTATCTCCGCTTTTTGCTTTAAGAACTTGAAGGTTTACCCAGTCGCCCGACTGAGAATTGATGAACGGAACGAACTCCGACTTCTTGATTGACAGATTGCACACCACAAAATCTGGTGCGTTCTCTTTACGCTTGCAGATCAATCCATCCGCGAACACTGTTTCCTTACTCATGCTGTCTCTCCCAAGATTAGCTTACGTGCTTCGTTAAACTCATTGCTTTTGAGATCACTACGCTCGGCAGTTGTGAAGATGCCGCCCTTACTGGGTGCAACCCACAAGGCTTTCTTGTCGTCGTTGCTGATCTCGCCCCATGCCTCTGCTACGGCCTCCCATGCCTTCAATGCGAGGTGTTCTTTGATGAAGTACACAGACGCATAGTTACGCTGTAGCGCTTCGTTGTGAGCCAGTATCGGCCCGGTGTCTTGTTGCTGTTGGATAGCGTGGGCTACCTCATCGGCAGATGCATACTCAGTACCTCCAAAGCCCAGAGCCGATAGACAGCGACCGATAGCGGAAGTCTCTGCGTTCTCTAGCGCACTGGTGGCATTGATCTTGCTGGCGGCACGTACCTCTTCTGAATAACCAGTAGCCAACAAGCGGCCATCGTTATCCAAAATGCTTGCCTTCATTATGACTAGCACGTCGTTAGCTTCGACTAACTCAGTCGATATCGTGTAGTCGGGATGGGCGGCTCTAAACTCTGCGACCCTCAGTGCCACGGTTTTATATTCTTTGCCGTGGATTTTTACGACGCCATTCATAGCGTTTCTCCTGCGTGTTGTGATGCATCGCGCATCTGGGTTAAGGCATAGCCATCGGCATAGCCTGATAGGTACATATCCGTAGCTGGATACTTCTGGAAGTTACAAGCCATGCCATCCATGAATCCCTTGCGGAACTCACGGCTTGCGACTGTGAGCCAGTCCTTGTAACGCTCAGTGAGAAAGTCCTCATCGGCTCTAGATAGATCAAGCATCGTAAGCCTCCGCGTGTTTGGCGGCTTCGGTCTCGATCAGATCAATGATCATTGATTCGGAATAGTTCCACAGAAGCTCGCGGGTTTTTTGGACTACAACAGACGGGTCAACCTCATCATTAAAGATCAGATCCACCCATTCGATTTCACTGCCGGTCTGTTGCATTGCGGTTGGTGCAATCTCGGATGAGATTTCTTCGACATCGCACATGATCTCCCGACGGATCTCGGGGTCAGTGATGTCGTGATAGTTTTCCTCCCATGAAGGGTGGTTGATCAGGATTTCATAGAAATCAAAACGTGCCATTTGTCATCTCCCTTGGTTAGTTCCACATGGAACAATAAACATATTAGGTTATGTTTTAGGGGAATGCAAACACTTTATGTTGTTATTTAGGGTAGTACGTCCACATGACCGGCGTGGTTGTGCGCCCATCGAGATGCACAAAGCCATTACCGATACCGATACCGTTGAAACAATCCATCTTCAATGCTTCACGGACAAGGGTTAGCCGGTCAAGGCTATTAGTCACTGCAATGTCAGCCGCAATCCCTTGTTGGTGGGTGCCGGGCTTTTCCTTTCTGACCTCCACGGGATGGGTCGCATCTCTCCAACCGGACGTTATGCGGAAGGGGAAGCCACATATCTCACGCAAGCGGTCGAGGTTCTCCAGAAACTCGGGGTCCATGTTGCCCCCGCCGGTTCCGGTATGTGCGCAATTGAATTCTTCAAGCCTAAAATATTTCACTTACGTGCCACCTTCTGTGTCTTCTCGTAGGTACGCAGACCGCCAAGCCCGAGCATTCCCAAGAGTACAGGCATCATCTCGCTCAGGTCCAAGGGTGGAACGGTGATAGGGGACTCAGTGATAGTAAGTATAAAATTGCAAATAGGAACGAACAGGTAGTTAGTCGCAAGGCCAATAGCACAAATCCATCCAGTAGCCGGACGCCATCCAGCAACGAAAATTGAATGGCTTGTAGCCTCTTCTCGATTGACTTCAATCTGAGCCTTGGCAATCTCATGGGACTGTCGCTCCGCTAGTGTTGCGATCTCATGGGCTAACCGACTGCGCTCATCCGCGTCTGGTATGACCTTATCAAGAAGGGTTGAGATCGGGCCAATCAGCTTATCTAACATAGTAAGTGGCGAGGCCAACGATTGCTGAGATAAGAATCCAAACAAAGCGCTCTGCGATCTTTACCGACTGCTCGTTATATCCAACAATGGCTTTGACGTTATCAAGATCACCCTCGTATTCATCAAGGCGGTACTCAAGTCGGTCAATCCTTGCGCTTCCTGCTGTCAGCTTTTCATCAACCCGAGCAATCATGGTCATAGCTTCGGCCAGCTTATCGAGCTTGGTTTCGATTCGATTGAGACGTACCGCTTGATCGTCCATGATTTATCTCTTCTTAGCCGTCTTAGCCGCATCTTTGAATGCCTGAGCAGTAGGCGCACCAGCAGTGCCGGGCTTACGCATACGCTCGCCAGAACCAGAAGCAATCCGCTCGCGCTTCTTCATGATGTTGTAGTACAAACCTTTCTTTGGCTTTTTCATGCGTTCCTCGCCTTGTTACGCTTTGAGATATTTGCCGCTATACGTCTGGCCTCTGCCTTGGAGTCAGCACCCCATACGTTCAATGATAACAGTAAACGTGTAGGCTCACCGTTCTTACGTTCTGGCCCCGGCATGTTGCCCATGCGAGCAAGGAAACTGGCCCGTCGTGGGTTGTCACCGCTCTTCACAGGACGCTTGAGGTTCATCCCTTGGGCCTTGGCTGAACGTCTACCTGCTTCGTTCAAGCCGCCCTTGGGGTTCTTCCCAGCCTTACGTTGCCATGCAGGGGTCTTCATGACGACAGATAGTCGATCCACTTACAAGCAAGTCGGACCTTGCATGTACCCGAACCGAAGTCACCAGTCTTAACGCCTACGCGATAGTTCTGACGCTCTGCCTCGAAACCAAAGGTCTCGATGTCGGATGAGAATGTATCAACGTCGGTCCAGTTAGTGCCATCAACACCTGACTGCTTCTGTACTGTGACGACAGTGCCGCCAGCAATACCAGAGACAGACAAGTTGAAGTAGCCCTGTATCTTGATCGTATCGCTGAATGAGTTTTGAGCCGTAATGCTCTTAGTTACTACGCCTGACATTGCCAGCCTCCTATTAAATAGCTGAAATAATAAATGCTAAAAGTTCGGAATAACGCACACCCAAACGGCTGTGTTCTTCTCCGGTCTTTTCATCATTCCATGTTGTATGGATAAACATTCCATAGCGTCCAGCATCTAAGCCTTCAGCAGTGAATGCGTCTGCCAAATCCTGAGCAATGATGCCAAAGTGAATTCGAGCCTCGTCGCCCTTCTCTTCTACAGCAGAAATCCAACGAAACTTACGCAATAATCCTTTACAAGCTACAGCCACGCGGCGCTCTGCTTCTGACAGAGTTTCAACGTCTTGCTTCTCGTTGCGGTCAGACGTTTGAATTGTGCCGTTAGTAGCGTAAACATCTCTAAAGCGGCGAGAAGATCCGCCCAAGTCAACATTCCCATCGTTATTTGCTCCGGCAACTCTTGGATAATAAGCCGTATCAACAAACTCGATTCCCGCATGGTTAGCAACAATTCCATCAACAACTAAATTATTCCCGCCATTTACGCCAATATTGCCAACGGTTGTTGAAGTGTTTTTGCGTAAGGCTATAAATGGTCCATCTGAAGTGAGTCGGTTCAGATCCAAGGGAGTGCCACTGTCTTTTGTTACAGTGACACCATCAGTAACATTAACTTCACTGAATTCTGGATTGCGCCCAAAAATGCCGCCTAAATGTTTGATAGTCATAAATAAGTCTCTACTTGTATCTATATCTCAAAGTGAATGCTAATTGCGTCGATGTTGAAATATTACTGTATGTAAGGTTTCTCATTCCCGATGTTGTGAATACCTTAATTTCTGCTTGAGTATTACCATTGTATAAATTTAAGCCTTGAATCAATTCGCCAGCAGTCATACTTACGCCGCTTACAATTTCAAAGTCACCCGATCCACCTGAGTATGATGTCCCTGTTCCGGGATCGCTTTTTGCGGCTACTGGGACAGTAATTTTAATCACGTCACTAGAGGATGGAGAGCCGCTTATAGCGGAGATCAATACATTGACTTTTACTTCTACATATTCATCATCGGTAAACCATTGCCCATTTTGTAAAGTATAGGTGCAAAGCGAATCATCTCCCGCGATTACAATTTTGGGGGAGTACGAATTGACGTGACGAATAAAATCAATGTCAGAATAATTGCCGCTAATAGACACCTCTCTAGCATCCTGAGAGGGATCTACATAGTAAGAGTCTTGAGTAAGTACGGCATTACAGCGGATTGCATTGGCTCGTATAACCACGGAGTTTAAGTTGCCTCCGGTTCTCACCATATAATTAGTTGCAGTATCGGGATATTGAAACATATTGTTGAATGTATTATCGGCAACAACAAGGTTATCCACGTCTCCCAAGCAATCTACAACCGCATGGGTTAAAGGCGCTATATGGTTATCCACTACCTTACAATCACGAACCACATGATCCATGTCAAAAATCGTTCTGATAGTGTCGGATGAAGATGCGGGACTTAGTGTAGGATCATACATTTTGCGTATGACATTGCCTGATACCGTAACACCAATAGCATCCCACCCAGAGATCATTCCACCCGCAAAGGAATATAAGAAAGAACAACCAGAAATTACCGAGTTATATAAAGCGCCTGCTGTATACGTTTCAGTTACATAATTTCCAATAGATAGCGCCCTATCAACCGTCGTGCCATTACAGCCAACAATGCTTACATTGTGTATATAATTTGCGGCTGGCCCTGTGTCAAGGGTTGTAACAATCACGCCAACAGCGTCAAATCTACAGCTTGAAAATGCGTAGTTCCGCATACCTGTAGTGTCATCGTCAATAAATGTGGTGCCCTTTCTAACCCAAGGGTCTGGCGATTTTATGACTAGCACTTCATCAGCATGACCAAATCCACAGCCAATAGCGCTAAACCCGCGACCTTCAATTAAGGCAAACGTTCCCACATAGTTTGATTGGCATTCAACAAATCTGACATCAACATCTGCCGCACCATCATCGGTGTAAAGATATATGACATCACTTTCGCCGCCGCCGCCTAGCGTTCCTGTTAGGTTTCCAAAGATGGTTAGGCTTTCAAAATGCGGAGCCTCAACATTACAATCAAATAAATAATTACCAGCACCAACACCAGAAAACAAAGCAACTAGCTGGCGCTCTTCTCCAACAACGCTTATTCCAAGTCCTGAGTCCGATCTGATATTGATTGTGTCGGTTATCTTGTATGATCCAGCAGGAAAATAAACCGAAACACCGCCGCCATTTAAATAATCTTTGGTAGCCGCATAATCAAACGTCGCTTGTATTGCCGCCGTATCATCTGAGCCTGTTTGTGCTACAGCATCCCAATCACCCTTAGCGCCAAAGTCTTTTACATTGACAGCCGCACCTTCAATCATGCGGTTATGTGCTTTCGTTAATGCCATATCAGCCTCTCAGTTTTGCCATTACCATCTTAATGGCGACAGTAGTGGGGAGAATCGTTTTGTACCAAGGCCAGAACGTATGGCCCAGCTCTTCCATGTCTTCACGCTCGACCCATGCCTTTGTCCAGTTATCAATGTACATATCGCCGTAGCGTAGTACAGCATGAC